CTAAGAGGACAAGAGGTAGGACAAGAGTCCTCTTCAGTCGTACTGACTGAAATCTCACCAGTCTTGATATTCGATGACTTCAAAGTCAAGTGAACTTTACTCATTTTAAACTCCGTTTAAGTTGCTTCCCAACATTGTCGGGAATGGTTTCGGTTTGGTCGGCATCAAAGTCTATAACACTAATAGAAATAAAACACCTTCACTGAAGTTCAGGTGTTTTATTTCTGTGTTATAGTCTAAGTCTCTTCGGCAATCAAGTCCTATCGGTAACCATTGTTAAACCAATGGTCTAAGAGATGAAAGCCAAGTGCTACAAGTAGCACTAAAAGAAAACAAGTCATAGTTTAATCTCCGATTAAAAAGGTTGAAACAAAAAAAAGAGCATAGCACCTAAGTGCTATACTCTTTCAGTGAAAGGTAGCTTACGCTACCTTCCTCTTCTTCTTAGAAGCCTTTGGCTTCTCTAGTGAAGCATGGTGCAACTCTATGAGTTGCAGTATAACCTCTTCGAGGTTAAGTTGCTTCTTAGAAGCAAGTTCAGCAGTGAACTGAGCCAAACCCTTGGGGTTTGTAGGGACTTTAACCTTGGTTAACTTCTTTACAGAAGTTACCTCATTCCCAACATTGTCGGGATTGACCTCAACCTTAGGTTGAGACTGAGAAGTCGTAGACTTCTTCTTGGAAGCCTTTGGCTTCTTCCTTGTTGAGAAGTCACCGACTTCTTCAACAAATGCTCTTTTCATCGCTGAAAGCGATGTAAAGCCAAGGGATTGTTTTCCACTAGTGAGAACTCTGTTCTCAAGCCAAGCAGTGATTTGATCATGGTTCCTATAGAACCATAATGTTTCACTTCTCCTCTGAGAAGTGAGTTTGTTCAGAGAACACTCTTCCAATCTCTGATTGGAGATCCTGCCGTATTTGCTTTCCAAGCAAAGCTCATCAATCAGCTTACCAGTTTGGTAAGCTAGTCCACCAGACTGAGTATCAGTCTTGTGAAGCTTGGAATGCTCTAACAGAAACTGAGCAGTTTCTGAAGCAATGACAGCTCCCCTAGCTTCAAAAGTACCAGAGTACTTTTGGAAAGCTTGAGGTTTCTTAGAAACCTTAGGAGCAACTTTAGTTGCTTTAGCAGATTTGCTCTTTAGAGCAGTTACGAGTTTGGATTTTGTGTTTGGCATTTTGCCCTCCTTCTATTAATTGGTTAACACATTTGTAAACAAATGTTGTGTTAACCAATTACTAGGGTTGCCGATCCCAACAATGTCGGGAATGGATCATACCCCCTTGGGGTATGTTTTTGGATGACCAAAGAATGACCATAGGCTTTAGCCTAAACCTAATTTTTTCAGAAATCTTGACCTCAATCAACTGATTGCCTATGGCAACTGATGTGATAACAGTTGCTTTTAAAAACAAACTCGTTTGTTTTCAAGGCGATGGGCATTCCAAGGTGCATTGCGATGCACAATTTGCGTTCACCACGCATCGGGATGCACGATTTTACCTGCATCGGGCATCGGGACGCATGGGGAAGGGGGGGTGCGTCAGATATATGTATATATAAATACACAGATTAGGAAAAATGAGTGTTAACCACTTTAGTACGGATATAGACAGGGGTGTCAAATAATTGGTATTGACTACTAAAAGCATACATGATATAATTATATAAACTAGGATGACATATTAAGTGTTACATTAAAGTGTTTATTCAATATAAATAAATAATCACTTACATGTAACATATTAAATGTATGTCTATATAGGGATTTATCCGTACTTTTTTAAATTAATGTTTGACAATGGGAAAAAAATCCGTAAAACTATACACAGATAATGTAATTGAAGAGTTTTATTCTGCTGTGGCTAATAACAACTTAGATAAATTACATATACCTCACAGTGATGTTTTCTACGTAAGAGCCGCAGTGGAAGCCCACTATGGCAGATCTTTTACTTTGAAAGAGGTGGAAGACGCTATGATAGCTGAAGGTTGGTCAGACCATAAATAGGAGCAAAACTATGGCAATGCACAAAGGCAAAATGAAGAAAAAGGGTATGGCACGAGGTGGTGCTATGATGAAAAAGAAAGGTATGGCAATGGGGGGACTCAAGAAACCTGCAGCAGGAGCTAAAGGTTTAAAGAAGTTGCCTACACCTGTACGTAATAAAATGGGCTATATGAATAAAGGCGGCACAATGAAGAAGAAGGGCATGGCTCGTGGTGGAGCTATGAAGAAAAAAGGCTACGCAAAAGGTGGAGCAATGAAAAAGTACGGCACTATGTATAAAGTTGGTGGTGCTGTGGCAGGAAAAAAGTACGGAATGGTTGACAAGAAGAAGAAGAAGTAGTATAATTATGTCACTATGGCATATCTACAAAGTAACATTCCGTATTTCAAAGCTTGGGTAAGACGAGAGTATACCTGTAACTTTGAAAAATATCATGGCGAGTTCTTACACTGCATGGTTATAGCTGTAACAACAATGCCAAATAGGTCACTCAGCTTTCAAGTTATATTTACTGGCTGTGAGACTGACGATACTGACGAACCAAACGTGCATGGTGGAGCTATGTGGGCTAGAATGCCTATCACAGCCTTAGTAGGAGATACTCCTGTAGAAGACTGGGCTGAAGAAATGCCACCCTACATAGCACAACCTTGGGATTGTATGTCCCATGATCATAGTGTGTATGTACTAGACAGAGCTACACCTGCACCGTGGATAGCAAAAGTGGATGGAGAGTTCTATCCTGCTAAATATTACTTCACTGTAGACTACACAAACAGTGAAATAGCTGATGACCCTGCACAACATAAGCAGTCACACGTACTAGAACTGATGGATGCAGGTAAATACACAGGAAATATTGTGGCATTACCCAATAATAGAGTTAGAGTGACACACCCTGCATGGTTTGAAGCAGGAGAAGGACCACCTGACTTTAGACCCTCCCAAAGAATCTTTCATTCAAAGCAAGAAACAGAATATGTATGGGATACTGGCAGAGTATTCAACAACCTATACGCAAAGGAGAAGAGAAATGGCTCAAAAAAAGTCAACCGTAAACAAAGCAGGTAACTATACCAAGCCGGGAATGAGAAAAAGAATGTTTCAGGCTATAAAAGCAGGGTCAAAGGGGGGTAATCCCGGACAATGGAGTGCAAGAAAGGCACAATTACTAGCAGCACGCTATAAAAAAGGTGGTGGGGGCTATAAGTAATGGCTGACCCTAAGGTTGGCACAGGCAAAAAGCCTAAAGGAAGTGGTAGAAGACTCTACACGGATGAAAATCCTAAGGATACAGTAAGTATCAAGTACGCAACGGTAGCAGATGCAAAAAAAACTATTGCAAAAGTTAAAAAGATTAACAAATCCTATGCGAGGAAGATCCAAATCCTCACCGTTCTTGAACAACGAGCTAGGTTTGCAGGAAAAACTGAACAATCTAGGCTTGCCAAGAAAGCGAAAGAAACATTAAGGAAACAGCATGGCACTAGCAAAAAGTCAAAGGTCACTTAAATCATGGACAAAGCAAAAATGGAGAACAAAAAGTGGTAAGCCGAGTAAACAAACTGGAGAACGCTATCTTCCAACAGCTGCAATCAAAGCTCTATCACCCCAAGAGTACGCAGCGACAACTAGAGCTAAAAGAAAAGGCAAGGCAGCAGGGAAACAATTCGTTAAACAGCCTAAAGGTATTGCTAAAAAAACGAGAAGTTATAGAAAGGTTACATAACATGGGGTACTTTGAGAATGATAGCTGAAGCATGGTTTGCAGTAGCAGTAATGCTAGGAGTACACGATAATGGTATGCAGGATATACTTATATTTAAGCAACCAGAACACGGACACTTTCATAGTGTAGAAGAATGCAAGACTTTTGTGAAAGAAAATCCTGCACCTCTGGTAAAAACAATATGGAAGTTCTATGGGCAAAGACCTGTAGAGAGAGTCATATGTGTAAATGAAGATGTTATTAATCAATTCATAGCACAACAGAATGAGATTCTTTTAGATAGAATACCAATATACTAATGCTTTATGAACCTACCTGTGAGATCTGTGGCAGTCACATTGAAGACGATAAATGTGAAGTATGTGAGCATACAGGTGACAACGGTGATTGGGTAGAGGAAGTTATAAAGAAAAAAGATGACTCCAGAGACACTTGACAGATGGCGAATATTACCAAGACTTATGATGTTAGTAATGACAGGAGTTTATATTCGTTGTATAGAATGGGCTTTGAGTCAGCCAGAGTTGACTACACAACAAGCAGGACTTATATCCGTGATTACTGGGGCGATGACTGGGAGTTTCGCCATATGGATGGGAGCAGAAAAGTCCGAACCCAAAAGAATGGAGAGGGAAGAACGATGAGAAAGTATTTTAAAAGATTATGGTGTGCATTGTGGAATAAGAAGTGCCACGATGATTGTGACTGTGTATAATGCTAGGTACAATATTAAGTTCTGTATCTAGTCTAGCGTCTTCTTACATCGAAGGTAAAACAGCTATACAAAAGGCTGAAGCTACTATTCGTATGAAAGAAGCAACAGGTGAGATTGATTGGGACTTAGCTGCTATGAGGGCATCACAGTCCTCGTGGAAAGATGAATGGCTTACACTTTTGTTTAGCATTCCTCTAGTACTGAGCTTCTGTGGTGAATGGGGTAGGGCAATAGTGGCAGATGGGTTTACTGCACTTGCAGGTATGCCCCAGTGGTATCAGATAGCGTTAGGAGCTATTGTAAGTGCAAGCTTTGCCACACGATCTGCAGGTAAATTTTTTAATATGAGGAAGAAATGAGACTAGGTTGGTTGATAAATAGTATGATGGCTATTTTAGTTTTAGTCACGTTTATGATAGTTATATTGTAGGAAAAGATAATGCCTAGATTAAAAGCTGCAGTTAAGGCTGCAATGACCCGAAAGAAAAATAAAGAAGCTAGAGAAGCTGCAGAAAGAAAGAAGCAGGATCAGAAACTTGAAACTAGAACAGAGATTAAAGAAGAGAAAACTGTAAGACGAGTTGATCCTGAAAAAGAACTAAAGTTTAGAATAGATGAAGTAGAGAATGAAATACTAGATGTGCTAGGTTCAAACAAACGTGGTTCTGTTTCCCCCGAACAATATGGAAGTTACATGGACATGAACGAGGATCAGCTTAGAGATCTGGTTACTACATTGAAAAGTTTAAGAGCTAGGCTACGTGATAAGAACTATAAGAGTGGTGCAGAGATAGGGGGCTTCTTAGAGGAGTTTGGAATCAAACGTGCTGAAGATGCTCTGAAAGCAAAGTTTAATTTTAAGTTTAAGCGTGGGGGAAATGTCAATGGCTTTCTTGCTCATACTATTAAAAAGAAAAAGGGAACTAGATAAATGTATAAGTTATCAGGAAGAAGTTTAAATAAATTAGAAGGTGTACATCCTACAATGGTAGATACAGTTAAACGTGCCATTGAACTGAGCAAAGTGGACTTTGGAGTGATTTATGGTGTCCGTTCCCTTGCAGAACAAAAAAGGTTGTATGAAGCAAAAAGATCACAAACCATGAAATCCAAACATCTTGTGCAGGAAGATGGATACTCACACGCTGTCGATTTAATGGCATACGATGGTAGTGACCCAAGTTGGGACATCGTAATGTATGATGATATAGCTGACGCAATGAAAGCTGCAGCGAAAGAAACTGGAGCTAAAATACGTTGGGGAGCAGCGTGGACAATAGATAATATAGCTGAGTGGGAAAGACCAATGCAAGATGCTATGAACAATTATATTGATGTAAGACGTAGATCTGGTAGGACTCCATTTATTGATGGTCCTCATTTTGAATTGAACTAACAACATGTCATCAAAGGTACGCAAAACAAAAAGAGATTCCATGAAAGGAATGTCTGTTAAAAGTGGTGACAAGCGTCCTACTAAATCAGGTGCAGGTATGACTGCCAAAGGAGTTGCAAAGTACAGAAGAAGAAATCCCGGATCTAAATTACAAACAGCAGTAACAGAAAAAAATCCAAAAGGTAAACGAGCAGCAAGAAGAAAATCTTTTTGTGCTAGAAGTGCAGGACAAATGAAAAAGTTTCCAAAGGCTGCGAAAGATCCAAATAGTAGATTACGACAAGCTAGAAGACGGTGGAGATGCTGACATGAGACAGCTTACAGAGAAACAACAAAAGTTTTTAGATGTACTATTCGATGGTGCTGATGGAGATATAGGGGAAGCGATAAAGCTTGCAGGATATGCAAAAGGGGTTAGCCCTTCTCAAGTTACCACTGGATTAAAAGAAGAGATACTTGAAGCTACTCAGATGTATATGGCACGTAATGCCCCAAAGGCAGCGATGGCTGTTGTGAATGGTTTGTATGATCCAACAGAGCTAGGTATACGTGATAAGATGTCTGCAGCCAAAGAGCTACTAGATAGAAGTGGTTTAATTAAAACTGAAAAAGTTCAGGTAGAAACGTCAGGTGGTGTAATGTTAATGCCACCTAAGAATAAAGAGGAGTAGTTCAATGGTATTTAAATTTTTAAAAGGGGTAAGTAAAAAGGGATCACAGAAAGGACTGAAGAAACTATCAGGTGTGGGAGATCAGGCTAGATCAGATATAGCTAGAGGTCTATCAAAAATAAGCAAGTCTGATACAGAAGCTTTGTATAAAGCACAGGCAAAGATTAGAGGACTAGCAGCTGAAGCTAAGATGCAAGTAAAAGCATTTAGAAAAAAGAATCCAAACAATCCTCACGTTAAAACTGTATATAGAATAAAACCAGAGATAGAGCAGAGAGATAAAGGTAAAGCTACAATAGCTCCTACAACAACTACTAAGCTTCCAACTAAAACTACGACTAGTAAGACACGTAAGAAGAAGACTACAACGACAACAAAAACTGCTACTAAAAAAGATATAGACGCTTTAGCTAAAACAGGAACACCTACAAAGACTGTATACAATTTAGGAAAGACTGAAGGTAAAGTAACAGCAAAGCAAAAAGCAGCAATGAAAAAGTTTGCTGAGTTTAAGCCGACTAGTAGAGTGGGAACAGCAGAATACGACAGAGAGATAAACAAGGCAAGTGCTGAGTTAGCACGAGTTATGGGAAAGACCTCTGCTGCAGGTAAGAAGTACACACGAAAAAAGAGAAGAACAAGAAGAACAAAGAAAAAGGCAGATGGCAAATAGAGAACTAGGGAAATGGAAACTCCCTCAACCACTTGACCTACATGACGAAACAGAGTGGCTACCCATACCAAGAATAGCTAGAACAGTTCCGTTTGGATATGAGTTAGACTCAACAGATGATAGTATGCTGTTGCCTATAAAACAAGAACTAGATTTATTACACAAAGCAAAATCTCTAGTTAAACAATACTCCTACAGAGAAGTAGCACTATGGTTAACTAAAAATAGTGGCAGACATATATCTCATGTAGGATTAATGAAACGATTAAAGAATGAAAAAAGACGGAAGAACAAAGCTTTCAGCTTACGCAGATGGGCAGACTATGCCCAAAAAGCGATCCAAAAAGCCGAGCAAATCGAAGAAAGCAGAACAGGTGCAAGAAACGAAAGTAGTGGAGAAACAGCCACCACCTGAAGTACGTGAAAATTTCGCTGTACAGGAAACACATAATGTTGTGTTTAAACCAAATGAAGGACCACAAACAGAGTTCTTGGCAGCTAACGAAAGAGAAGTTTTATATGGTGGATCTGCAGGTGGCGGCAAGAGTTACGCTATGTTGGCAGATCCTTTGCGTTATATGGGACACCCTGAATTTAGTGGGTTGCTCTTGCGTCATACCACTGAGGAACTGCGAGAACTTATATTTAAAAGCCAAGAACTATATCCAAAGATATGGAAAGGCATTAAGTGGTCAGAGAGAAAGATGCAGTGGGTTGCTCCGTCAGGTGCAAGACTGTGGATGTCCTACCTAGATAGAGATGATGATGTGCTACGATATCAAGGTTTGGCATTTAGTTGGATAGGATTTGACGAACTTACACAGTGGGGAACACCATTTGCTTGGAACTATATGAGATCACGTTTACGATCTACATCACCTGATCTACCTGTGTATATGAGAGCTACAACGAACCCCGGAGGTAGGGGGCATCACTGGGTCAAGAAGATGTTTATAGACCCTGCACCATACAATAAGGCATTCAATGCAACAGATATCGAAAGTGGAGAAGAACTCAAGTATCCTGCAGGACACAGCAGAGCAGGACAGCCACTATTCAAACGTAGGTTTATACCTGCTAGACTTACAGATAACCCTTATCTCTCATCTCAAGGAGATTATGAAGCAATGCTTCTATCCCTTCCTGAACAGCAAAGAAGACAACTACTGGAAGGAGATTGGGATATTAAAGAAGGAGCAGCATTCACCGAGTTTGATCGCAAGCTACATGTGGTTGAGCCTTTCCATATACCTAGTAATTGGGTTAAGTTTCGGGCATGTGACTATGGGTATGGAAGTTATTCTGCCGTTGTCTGGTTTGCTGTTGCTCCGTCAGAACAGCTAATAGTATATAGAGAAATGTATGTATCAAAAGTGTTAGCAACAGATCTGGCTGACATGATATTAGATGCAGAAGCAGAGGACGGTAATATAAAATATGGAGTGTTAGATAGCTCACTCTGGCACAAACGTGGAGACACAGGACCTAGCCTAGCAGAGCAAATGATACTAAGAGGATGTAGGTTTAGACCATCAGATAGAAGTAGGGGAAGTAGAGTTGCAGGTAAAAATGAAATACATAGAAGATTACAGACGGATGAATTTACAGAAGAGCCACGCTTGGTTTTTTTTAGCACATGTACTAACATCATTTCGCAACTTCCTGCTATTCCGATAGACAAGAAGAATCCTGAAGATGTGGACACACAATCTGAAGATCACTTGTATGACGCACTAAGATATGGTATAATGTCAAGACCTAAGTTCAGTATATTTGACTATGATCCTGCAAGTCGGCAAACGAACTCAATGCCCATAGCAGACGCAACATTTGGATATTAATATGGCAGAAGATGACAACAGTGAAATAACAATGGATGATCAGGTTATATCTGTAGAAGATGTAGCATCTGATGAGCCTGACCCAACGCAAAGCACAAACATGATATCGTTTATTATGGATAGATATAAACGAGCAGATGACTACAGAGAGCAGGATGAGCAGAGATGGCTAAGAGCCTACAGAAACTACAGAGGTTTATATGGATCAGATGTACAGTTTACAGAAGCTGAGAAGTCACGAGTATTTATAAAGGTAACTAAAACTAAAACACTGGCAGCATACGGTCAGATAATAGATGTGTTGTTTGCTAATAATAAGTTTCCGTTGACTGTAGAGCCAACAGAATTACCAGAAGGTGTGGTGGCTGATGTAAGCTTTGATCCTGCAGAACCACCACAAGTTAGAAACGATGAAATGTCTAGCCCATATGGGTTCAAAGGAGATGGTAACGATTTACCTGCAGGTGCTACACGACAATCTTTGATGGATAATCTAGGTCCTCTTCAAGGTAAGTTTGATGATATAGATAATTTAAAAGAAGGTGTGGGCAAGACACCTACTTCTGTTACGTTTAGTCCTGCTATGGTAGCAGCTAAAACTATGCAGAAAAAAATACATGATCAGCTAGAAGAGTCTAATGCTAATAAACATCTAAGAAGCACAGCTTTTGAGATGGCTTTGTTTGGTACAGGTGTTATGAAAGGACCTTTCGCTGTAGATAAAGAATATCCAAACTGGGATGAAGAGGGTGAGTATTCACCTGTATTTAAAACAGTGCCACAAGTTTCACATGTGTCAGTCTGGAACTTCTTTCCTGACCCTGATGCAAACAATATGGATGAAGCACAATATGTTATAGAAAGACACAAGCTATCACGTACCCAGTTACGTGCATTGAAGAAACGTCCACACTTTAGAGAGCAGGTTATTGAAACAGCAATAGCACTAGGTGAAAACTATAATAAAGAATATTGGGAAGATGATCTATCCGATTATGCACCTGAACATGCTATAGATAGATATGAAGTATTAGAGTATTGGGGTACTGTAGATATTGACATGCTAGTTACAGAGCAGGTAGAGATACCACCTGAACTACAAGACTATGATGAAGTACAGTGTAATGTATGGATATGCAACGGACAAGTATTAAGAATGGTGCTTAATCCATTCAAACCTGCAAACATACCTTACATGGCAGCACCCTATGAGCTTAACCCATACAGCTTCTTTGGTGTAGGTATTGCAGAGAATATGGATGATACACAGACATTGATGAATGGTTTTATGCGTATGGCTGTGGACAATGCTGTAATGTCAGGTAATTTGTTGATAGAGATAGATGAAACCAATCTAGTTCCCGGACAAGACCTGAGTGTATATCCCGGAAAAATATTCAGAAGACAAGGTGGGGCACCCGGACAAGCCATCTTTGGTACAAAGTTTCCAAACGTAGCAGGTGAGAACATGCAACTGTTTGATAAAGCACGAGTGCTTGCCGATGAAAGCACAGGGTTACCAAGCTTCTCACACGGACAAACTGGTGTGATGGGAGTAGGACGAACAGCATCAGGTATATCTATGTTAATGAATGCTGCTAGTGGTGGTATTAAGAATGTTATAAAGAATGTAGATGACTATCTTCTTAGACCATTAGGAGAGGGACTGTTTAGATTTAACATGCAGTTCAACTACGACAAAGCTACTAAGGGTGATCTAGAAGTAAAAGCTCGTGGTACAGAAAGCTTGATGGCAAACGAAGTGCGTAGTCAAAGACTCATGCAGTTTATGCAGGTAGCATCTAGTCCTGCACTTGCACCCTTTGCAAAGTTTCAGTATGTAATACGAGAGATAGCTAAGTCATTAGATTTAGATCCCGACAAAGTAACTAACAACATGGATGAAGCCACACTACAGGCAGAGATCATGAAAAAATTTCAGCAACCTCCTCAAGCACCCACACCTCCTGCAGGGGCAGATCCAAAAGACCCAACAGGAGCAGGTGGTGCAACAATAGGCACAGGTCAAGTGCCTATGCCACAGGAACAAGGATTCTCAGGAAATGAACAACAACAACAACCAAAACAACCCACAGGTCAGCCTGTACAGCAAGCTCAAGCCACTGGTCAACAACAAGGACCACTGGGACAGCTTCAGTGATTATATAGGGTTCTTGATAGCACAGAACCACGCTATCATGGAGCAGACAAACGACTTAGTCACACTCCATAGATCACAAGGTGCTATCGCTATGCTAAGACGATTACGACAACTAAGGGATCATGTAAACTCCAATGGGTCTACTAAGTAAAGCTGTAAAACAGGGATTAATAAACAATCCCCAAGTCATTACTAAGAAACAGGATGAAGTTGCTAAAGAAGCAAAGGATAGGGCTGACTTAAATGCAAACGATCCTAACACAAATCCTGATGTGTATGATGAGCAGATGGCAGATCCTAATGTATCTAGCATCATAGTGCCTGAAGATCCTACTCCTGTTCTTGGAAGTATGTATGGAGACTTAGTAAATACATTTGAATCCATGCCCTTTTACGGAAAAGAAACAATATCAGGAGCAAACTTTATAGAGCAGTTAAATTATTATGTAAAAAATATCCAAGGCAGAAATATGCCCTTGTATAAATTTATGGAAAAGCGAGGAGCTTTTAAAAAATTTAGAGACAATCCTAAAAAACAATTTACAAGAAAAGAGATATTAGATTCTTTAAAAGACTTTTCTTCTTTTGAATTTAGAATAAGAACAGACAAAGATACATTATACAGAGAGTCACAAAGACTGCCTATTGATGAGAGTGCAGGAGATTATAAGAAAATAGGTTATGCTGAAGTAACTTTACATGCTCCCATAGACAATACCGTACCCTCAATACAAAAATTTGCAGACAAACACTTCAAGGGAAATACTATAGGACACGCTAGATCTTCTTTTGTGTATAACGATAAAACTAAAGAGTCTGCTGTTATGCCTGAAGAGGTACAAGGAGATCTTTTTCAAAATATTGGAAAAAAAGTAGATGTTACAAGAGATAGATTAACTAACATACCTACATATGATAATTTTCAAGAAACAACTTTGGTTGGTAATCAAACAATGAGTTTAGTAGGTATTAGATCAGATAGCAGAATAACTAGATCTGAATCTCCCAGTTGGTTTACTACTTCATTTATAGCACCTACTCGATCTTATAACAGCCTAAAAGAAAATTTAAGGCTTGAATACTTTCTTATGGAAAATAATGCAACACTACTTAATAGGATCAAAGAAGGTAGAGTCGGACTTATTGAGGAAGTTCCTAATGCTATAGGAAGAGATAAAGGCATAATGAACATTGGCTCTCCAGATGCAACAAGCAGAATGGATGACAACAAAAGTAGATTTATATCACAATTATTTGCTAAAGGTTTTTCACCAAGACAAATTAGAGAAAGGTTAGAAAAATATTTTTCTAAATCTAGTTCTGAACTAAAAGGTGAAAGTTTAACTGAAAGACAGATACAATCATTTTTAAAAAGAGAAAAACAAAATAAAGTAGATCATTATAATGAAGTATTTCGCAAAAATTTTATAGGTATTGGAGAGGAAGCTCAAGATATTAGTGGTGGCACTATAACTGCATTTAGTGAGTTACCTAGATTAGGTGCATTAATAGATAAATTAGAAAAAAATTATGCAACAGGTTCGGCTGAAAGACAACCTTTTTTTACATTGCGATATATGCAAAGTTCTCTTTATGAAACTCTAAGAAATTTAGAACTTGGAGAATCATTTGACGATATAAAGGATTTTTCTCAATTTAAAAGTTACGAAAAACTAAGAAAGTTAAATGCACAAAAATTAAAAGATATTCAGAATACTATGCCTAGAACAATGGTATCTGGTTATGACTATAGAAATCCTAGTGCAATACCTGTATTTATGCAACGCTTTGCTGCTCATGGTTTTAACATGACAGAGAGAACAGAGATGATTAATAATATTCTTTCTGAATATAACTCAAATTATTTTAGAGGTGCAAATATAAGAAAGGCACATCAACAAGGACAAGTAACTGATGGTGAGAGAGATAGATTTTTAACTGATGGTTCTACTAATTATGCAGGGCAAATAAAATATCCTGATGGCTCTACTAAAACCTATATGAATGCTAACGAAAGATTTTTAAGATATTTTGATCAAATAAATGAAGATAGACAAATAGGAGCTTCTACTTGGTCTGACCACCATCCTGAATATCAAGATCATTTAATTCAAGAAGAGTTTAAGTTACCTGATTTTGAAGATGCATATCCAGATATATCACAACCTTTGCCTTATAATTTTGAAGATACTAAAAAGAGAATGAAAAAAATTGTTGATGATTTAAATGAACAATCCAAAGCTATAAATGAAGCCAGACAAGAGTTTAGCAAAAATTATATGAGAGCATTTGAAGAGGATAATTTACATAATATACCAGTAGATCCTTTTGGAGATGTAGGTCCTTTTCCTTATACCCGACTCACAAACGTTACTATGTGGAGAAATACTAAAGATAAAGCAGTAGTAGGAAAAGACGCAGGTGACTATGGACGTTACTATGATGATACAATTAGTCCTGCACAAAAAGAAGTTATATCTACTGACTATGAACAAAATTTTATAGATAATCAAAATGCTGTTACACAGGAACGAGATGCTTACGATAGAAAACAAGATGAAATTACAGATTTAGAAAATGATCCACGATTGAATGACCCATCTGGTGATGATGGCGTTGGTGACCAACTAGAAGTGTTATATGATGAGTTAGGAGTTATAGAACTAGATATAGAAAAGACAGAACAAAAAATGTTAAGAGAATTAACAGCAAAAAATATTGGCAATTTTGCTACACTCTTTGACCCATTTGAACATGTGTTTGATCCGAAACAAATAAATGAACTAAAGTTAATTGACTTTGATGAAATAGTAGATGACTATGGAGCAGAAAAAGATCCTAGATTTGGTGCAAGCTTTGTTGCTCATGTAATGCGTGAAGTTACAAAACAAGATTACTTAAATGGTTTAAATGATTTTGGTTACACTGTGTTTAGTGAGCTAGATATGAATAGATTAAAAAATACTCTTAGTAGTAATGAAGCAAGAAAAACTTCTATGGAAGCATATCAAAGATTAGAGGATTTGTCATACAACCCATTAAAGAAAGATGACTATATTACAAAAGGTTTAAACAGGGTTGTAGAAAGAGATGACTTACCTATAGCAGATAAGTTAGACTTTTTGTACAAAATGGTTATTGGGCAAATGATGCTTGCTAAAAAATTGAAAACAAACAAAGTAATCATACCAAATGCTTCTGAGTTAATTAATTTAAGAGAACAGCCTACTCCCGAACAAATGGTAAAATTAGGAAGGTTTCAGGCTAATAGCAGAGAGTTTAAAAAGTATGAACAAAAATATAATGAACCAAGCTATACAAGAGCAGATGGTTCAAAGTACAGTATGAGAGAAAAAAGAAAAGGCAAAGATGATCTCTATAATAAATCAAGAGTGTTAATGATGGATCTATTAAAGAAAAGATTTGGGGACGATGTAAAGATATATGAGATAAAACAAACTTATAGCAATCCCCCTAGAGAAGTACCTGCAACAGTCATAGAGTTTAACTTTGACTTTGATCCTGAAAAACAAATGATAAAGATGAGAGAGGGTGGGCTTGTACAGATAGACAATATGCGAGAGTCAATGAATTTGTTTACAGATCCAAAAGCATTTGGTGATGATGAGTATAGACAAGATGCTATACGAGAAGCTTTGGAAGCAGGTGTAATATCATTTAACTTTAACAAAGGGGGAGTACCTGATCCTGCACCTAAACCACCAATGATAGATTATGTAACACAACAAGATTATAAAGAAAGAGCAGGAGAACTTTTTGACAAAGATGATTTATATAGAAAGTATCCCAGTTCTTTTTATGCATATAGAAAACAGACATTTGACTTTCCAAATTCTGTAGAGCAATCTAAGTTTGAAAAGGCTAGTCCAATGTTAGGTAGCTTAGAGTTTGAAGCTGATGTTATTCCGAAGTTTAGAACTACAGCTTTAGGTAAGCTAGGATTCTATAGTGCAAGTGATGGCACAGGGATGCCTGATCCAAAGGTAGAGAAAGCAGACGAAGCTTTAGAAAGATCGCAAGGATCGTTCCGTCCATCAGACATGACTATAACATTAACAAATGATCCTGAAGAGGGAAAGAGGATACGAGCATTAAGAAGAATAGCATCAGAAAAAGATCCACTAAGAATACCACCATCCTCACTTCCTCATCCTGAGTTAGAAAGAATGTACACTTTAAATGCAGAAAATCCTACACCTGAACATGAAGCTATTCATAGAGCTATATTAATATTACAAAACTATTATGAAAATGATAGAGACTATGTTGTAAAGAAGTATGGTGAAAGGACAGGCGAAGTTTTATTTGATTTATTAAATCCTTCTAGAGAAAACAATTATTTTCAACTATCTAATGAAGTATTAACTGAACAAAATGATGCCATAAGATCAGGTGCTAAGTTTGATTCTGAAACGTACTTACAAAGAACACTTGCTGAGAGAGATGCAGATTTAAGAAATTATAAAGCAAGATATGGAGATATGTTTAATGAAGAAGATTCATTAGAAAATAATGTAAATCGTATTGTTAGAGCAGGAGGAGAAGCTCCTAGACATATATTAAATAGAATAACAAACGTGCCTAGAGAAGAACACGCACAGCTTGCATTAAATATATTTAACATAATAACAGATGAGTTACCTAACTTAGAAGAGTTAGCTAAAGAAAGATTGTATGACAGAAATCCTAGAGGTGGACCTACCTTTGATGCAAGAGGAATAGCAAAGGGAAGTTTAGACGAAGGGTTTTATGATAAGTTAAAAGTAGATAGATCATCTGGAGAGGGGACAAAAAACTTTCTGCAGAGACAACTACAAAAATTTAGAGATCGAAGAAATTTGAAATCTAATATTAGAGCAAGTGAATCAATGGACTTAGGTGGAAGGTTTTAATTATGGAACAGCAACAGATGGAATTATTTGAAGATGGTGGACTACGTGATCAGGGTGGTGGTAAAGATCCTGTATCAGGTAACGATGTGCCTGTTGGCTCACTAGAAAAAGAAGTACGAGATGATATACCTGCGATGTTAAGCGAAGGAGAGTTTATCTTTCCTGCTGACGTAGTACGTTATTGGGGATTAGATCTGTTAATGCAGATGCGTCAAGAAGCAAAGCAGGGACTGAAGAAGATGGAAGATATGGGACAGATGGGTAACAGCGAAGAAGCTACACTTCCTGATGACATGCCGTTTAACATGGATGATATAGAAACAGGGGATGAACCTGCGTTTAAGTTTAACGTTGGTGGTCTGGCAGCTGATCCACGATTTGCAACACAGAATGTAAACGTTCCTACATACACAGAAGAAGATAAGAAGAACATGGAAACGGCTGTGCTAAGTGGTATATTTGGTGACATAACCATGAAGCGATATGTCAATGCAGATGGTAAAGTTATATACATACCGTTTATTGGAGACAAACCACAAGCACCTATTCCTGAAGGATATAGCTTAGATGAGTCACCAGTTGTTTCATCCCCATCTACAGCACGAGCTACCACAGATAGTGGAGGTGGTGGTAGCACATACGACCCTGCTCTCACCCCTCTTGACAGGGCATTGCAACAACCAGACATGCCGAAGGTAAAATCTATTGACATAAATAAAATGTCCCCTGAAGAGCTAGTGGCATATTATGAATCGTTTACTAGCCCGATGGCTAGGTTTGCATCCTATGGTGCAGGACTATTGTTTGGTCCTCTTGTAGGTGCAGGATTAGCTTTAGCTCAACAATGGAGCATTAGAAACGGACCTAATAGTTTTGTGAACACAGAGAAAAGACTTGCAGAGTTAATATCTACAGGTAAGTTAAAAGATGCAGGACTAATGAAAAGAATAACAGACGCTAGAAAACGTGCTAAAGAAAATGGTGTAGGACCTGTAAGTTTATTATCCAAGATAGGTGAAAAATTAGGCTTGTCAAAAGGACCAAATACTGATATACTTACACAAGATTTAAGTAATGCTATTAAGAATGGTGTATTACCTAAAAACGCAAAAGAAATCTTAAATCAGAAAGATGCTATCACAGAAGCTTATAAGGATATAGATCCAGAAACTAAGAAGCTCATTGATCAGTATACTGGTGGCAGAGGTATACCTGCTGATCCTGACGCTGACTATTTAGAAGCGAGTGGTGCAGCAACTGCTACATTTCCTGCTGCAACCACTGCAACTAACTATAATTATGGAGAATTAACTGGAAGTCCTTTTGATGATACTGCACAACCTGTACAACCTGCTACAGTTGACTCTGATGCAGATTATTTAAGAGAGAGTGGGGCAGCGACTGCTACATTTCCTGAAAGGGCAAAGGTAGAACAAGCTAGACCTGTTTTTGATGCTAGTGTATTAGGTACACCTGTAACCCCAGATCAATTTGTTCCTGACTACGGTTTTGACGATAAAGCTCAAGAGCAAGCTAGAGAAGAACGAATGAGAGATAGAAGATCTCCTATAACAAAATTTCTTACACCTATAGAAGAGGTAGAAACAAAATCTGGTGTGGAGCAAGATAGAAGAATAAAACAAAAACCTGCCTACACAGCAGGGGATGATCCTAGTGCAACTTATGATATTCTTCAGGATGACGATAGAGAAGAAACAGGAACATATGATCCATCATTTGATCCTCAAAGCACCAGTTATCAACCTCCAACTCCTAGTTATGCACAGCCATCGCTTGACACACAACAACAAGCAGATGCTTTTACACAAAGTAAACTATCATCTTTTGATGCATCTCAGCCTGAAAAGTTTTATGGTGGATTCTATGTAGGTGGTGTACCCACTAAACCTATGAAGCCACAGAGACTAAAGAAAGGTGGTTTAGCTAAACCTAAAGTTAAACCAAAAAGAATGAAGAAGGGTGGACTAGCTTCTAAAAAATAAGTTCACAATATGTTGGCTACCTAACTCCCCACTAACATGGCATACAGTTAGCCCTAACGAAAGGTAAGTAAAATGGCAGAAGCAAAAGTAATGGTGGAAGAGACAACACCAAAAAAAGTAATGTCTCTAGCATCTCGTAAATATTCACGAGAAGATAAAATAAAAAAAGACGAAGAGGAATTAAATCAACTAATCGCAGAGCAAAAAGGTGAAGTGACAGAAGAGGTACAAGCAGAAGCTGAACCTACATCTGCAGAGGAGAGAACTTTTAAGAAACGCTATGGTGATCTTAGAAGACACTCACAACAAAAGGAAGCTGATCTGCAGGAGCAGATAAACAGTTTAAAAACACAGCTTGATGAAGTTACTAAAAAAGAAATCAGGCTACCAAAGTCAGACGAGGACTTAGAAGCATGGGCAACTAAACATCCCGATGTAGCAGCAATAGTTGAAACTATAGCTATCAAGAAATCTAAGGAGCAATCTAAAGATCTTGAAGACAGGATTAAAAAAATAAACGAAATGCAAGAGTCTGCTACTAAGGAGAAAGCAGAGGTAGAATTACTGAAACTACATCCTGACTTTGTAGAGATACGTGAAGATGATGAGTTTCATAACTGGGCTGAAGATCAACCTAAGTGGGTACAGCAAGCTCTTTATGAAAATGATGATGATGCAAAGTCTGCAGCTCGTGCTATAGACTTATATAAAGCTGATAAGGGTATTACTAAAAAGAAAGCAAGCACATCAAAGGATGCTGCATTTGCTACAAATACCAAAGCATCACGATCTAAACCTCAGACAAATGATCAGTCATCGTATCTGAGGGAATCACAAGTACAAAAGATGTCAGCACAGGAGTACGAGAAACGACAAGAGGAGATTATGGAAGCAATACAGACAGGTAAGTTTGTATACGATGTTTCTGGATCTGCACGATAAAAAAGTTGACATTTAAAAATTTATACATATAACTATGTATAATACGTAAATACATACACATAGCCCCTTTATGGACACCTAAAGTATGTATTTTTATCACAAAAGACAATGCGATGAGACTTACCTAGTTTGTCTAGCCCAGTGTGTACAACTGCACCTAGAATTAAATTAGCCCCGAATCAGAATTGTAATTTGTATCTGTGACCTTGAAAAGTAAGGAGGAACGACTATGGCTTTTCAAACTGCTGCAGGGCATACCAGTTTACCTAATGGTAACTTTAGTCCTGTCATATATTCCAAACAGGTACAGCTTGCTTTCCGTAAGTCATCTGTTGTGGAAGGGATCACAAACTCTGATTATTTTGGTGAGATTAGTCAGATGGGTGATACCGTTAAAATTATCAAAGAGCCAGAGATTACTGTAAAAGAGTATGCTCGTGGCACACAAATCACACCTCAGGACTTGGACGATGAGGATTTCTCTCTAGTTGTTGACAAAGCAAACTACTTTGCATTTAAAGTTGATGACATTGAGGAAGCCCATTCACATGTCAACTTCCAATCTCTAGCTTCCGATAGAGCTGCATATAGACTTTCAGATCAGTATGATCAGGAAGTTTTAGGCTACCTATCAGGTTTCAAGCAGTCTGCTTTGAACACTGTAGCAGGAACAGCTAACACTACCGTCAACGGTACAAAAGCTGTGTCAACTGCAGGATCAAACGAACTACTTGCTTCTATGCTAGTGGACGCTGCCGACTTTAACGGTGGTTCAGCAAACAACTCTATTGTTGTTCAGCCAAGAGGTATGGGTGACGGTGTTAATACCACTGCTGCACATGCTACACCTCTAGCTGTCATCAACAGAATGTCAAGAAAGCTTGACCAACAGTTTGTTGATAAAGAGGGAAGATGGCTTGTAATCGACCCAGTTTTTGCTGAATTGCTAAAAGACGAAGATTCCAGAATTATGAATGGTGACTTTGTTTCTTCAAAGGACGAACTCAAAAATGGAATGATCTTTGGCAACTTGCATGGCTTTAAAGTGTACATGTCTAACAACCTACCTGCGAAGGGTAATGGTCCTACAGGAGCAACTGCTACTGGATCATCACACTACGGAGTGCTTGTTGCAGGACATAGTTCAGCAGTAGCCACTGCAGAGCAAATCAACAAAACAGAGACATATCGTGACCCTGACAGCTTTGCTGACATCGTCAGAGGTATGCATCTCTATGGACGTAAAATATTACGACCTGAAGCACTTACTCGTGCTTTTTATGTATCTAAATTCTAAGGAGTATTGAACTATGGCTACTTTTGACATGACCTCAAAAGACACTGCAGGAGTTAGTTCAGACTCTATAGCAGTGAATCAGGCTTCAAGAGCAGGTACATCCATGCGAATGGTAGAAGCTATTTTGGATATTTCTAAAATAACTAACTACTCATGCACCGATGGGGATATCTTTCAGCTTCTTGAAATACCTGCAGGTACATTTGTTCTTTTTGCAGGAGCAGAAGTTCTAACTGCCTTTGATGGTACATCACCAACTGTGGACATCGACTTTGCCGCAGGTGATGACATCATTGATGGTGGTGATGTATCTTCTGCAGGTTTCCTAGCAGAGGGTTCTAATGGACAGGCTAACGATGTTGTAACAGGGGCTGCATCAACATTTACACAACATGTCACAACTACTGACACTATTGATGTGAAATTGATTGCAGGTTCTGCTGATGTTACAGCAGGTAAGCTAAGACTATATGCATGTATCATTGACACCAATGGTGAGCATAAGCAATTAGCTGATGAAGTTGACAGGGATCAACTCGCCTAAATTATAATCTAGGGGGCAGGTGAAAGCTTGCCCTCTATTTTAATACAAAGGAATACTAATGGCAGATACAGTCACATCACAAACAATTTTAAATACACCTTACAGATTAGTTATGAAGTTCACCAACGTAAGTGACGGCACAGGAGAAAGTGCTGTTAATAAAGTGGATGTAAGCACATTTACTGCAGGTGAAAAAGCAGCAACATGCACAGGTGTAACGATAGATAGAATACATTTTGTAAATGACGGAATGAAAGTACAAATACTTTGGGATGCTTCATCAAATGTAGAAGCATACAAACTATTAGATACTGAGGGATATTATGACTTCTCACATTTTGGTGGATTACAGAACAATGCAGGTTCAGGCAAAACAGGTGATATATTATTTACAACTGTTGGACATGCTAACACAGAAACATATAACATCATACTAGATATGACAAAACAATCCTAAGAGGATAAAATGTCAGGAACATATCTAACACTAACAAACAATACGCTTGCAAGATTAAATGAAGTACAGTTAACTTCTACAACATTTACTTCTGCTAGAGGTATACAGGTGCAAGCAAAAAATGCTGTTAATGAATCCATACGTTACATAAACCAGAAAGAATTTAGTTATCCGTTTAATCATGCAACAGAAACTAAAACTCTTACAGCAGGTACAGTTAGATATAGTTTGCCCACCTCAACAAAACATGTTGACTACAATACGTTTAGATTAGTTAAAGATGAAGATCTAGGCAACAGTGGTGGTAAGTTAGGCATACTACAATATAATGATTATATAAATAATTATATAACTCAAGAAGATGAGATTGTTACGACAACATTAGACGGTTCACTAACTGACTCAGCAACTACAATAACTGTAGCTAGTACCACAGGATTTGATAGTGCAGGTACATTACATATAGGTAATGAACAGATTACATATACAGGCACTGCATCTACAACCTTTACAGGTGCTACACGAGGAGCAGGTGGTACAACAGCTTCAGCCCATTCTGACGCAACACAAGTTGCACAATTTGAAGAAGGAGGAGTTCCTAGATATGTGGTTAGATCTCCAGACAACGGTTATCTTTTATACCCTTTTCCTACTAAGTCTTATTCTGTAAAATTTGACTACTACACTTTCCCAACAGACCTATCAGCACAAGATGACACAACAAGTATTCCTGCACGTTTTGATGCAGTGATAGTAGATGGAGCTACAGCTTTTGTGTATCAGTACAGAGGTGAAACAGCACAGTATCAACTAAACTTTGCAAGATTTGAACAGGGTATTAAAAATATGCAAACACTATTGGTAAATAAATTTGAGTATGTACGTTCAACATTTATACCAAGAACACCAACAAACGTATTGGACTTAAACCCAAGAGTATTATAGTATGCCCGATTTATCGCAGACAGCACCTGCTACATTTCCGTTAATGGGTGGGTTAGTTTTAAACAAGTCTACATTTGCTATGCAACCCGGAGAAGCACTTGAGCTTGTAAACTTTGAGCCAGACATCAACGGTGGCTACAGAAGAATAAATGGATTTGTAAAATATAATACAAACGTAGTACCACAAACAAGTGCATCAACAGAAGAAGTATTACTGTCCTGTATATTTAATGATAAAATAGTTGCAGCAAGAGGTGAGAAGATATTTACTGCGTCAGCAGGAAGTGGATCTTGGACAGAGAGAGATACAGGTAGAACAAGTGCAGGTGTCTATACCTTTGAAAGATTTAACTTTGATGGTAACGACAAGCTAATAGTTGCAGATGGAAACAATGCACCGACAGTATTTAATACTTCATTTGCAGCCACAGATGTTACATCAGCAGGTGGTGGAGAAGTTAGCACTGCTGTAACAGGTGCAAAGTTTGTAGTAGCATTTAAAGATCACATGTTTTATGGTGGCATGGCTAGTAACAAACAAGAGGTTGTGTTTAGTGTACCGTTTGATGAAGACAACTTTGCAACAGGTAGTGGAGCAGGTAGTTTCAAAGTAGACGATACAATAACAGGTCTAAAAGTTTTTCGTGAAGATTTGTTTATATTCTGTGAAGATAGAATATTTAAACTAACAGGAACATCCTCTAGTAACTTTGCTGTAGCACCTGTAACCAGAAACATCGGATGTGTAAACGGACAGACTATACAGGAATTTGCAGGTGACTTAATATTCCTAGCACCAGACGGATTAAGAACTGTTGCAGGTACAGCAAGAATTGGTGACGTTGAACTTGGTACTATAAGCACTCCTGTGCAGTCTGTGTTTAACGATAATATTGCAAACGCTAGTGGATTTAGATCACTTGTAATACCAAACAAAACACAGTACAGAGTGTTTTTTACAAAGTCTGGTATAGCTCAAGCCATAACAGAAGGTGTAATAACATCTCTAAGAGGGCAAACATTTGAGTTTGCTGAATTAAAAGGAATACGACCAACATCTACAGATACAGTAACTACAGCAACAGAAACAATAGTTATACATGGAGGTGAAGGTGGTTACGTTTATAGACAAGAATCTGGTAATGACTTTGATGGATCTGCAATAGGTGGTAAGTATAGAAGTCCAGATTTAAGTTTTGGTGACGCAGGAATACGTAAACACATGCATCGTGTTCTTGTTAGTTACAAACCTGAAGCTGCAATAAGTGCAGATATGTTTTTAAGATATGACTATGAAGACCCTAGTAGTCCTAGACCTGCAGCTTACTCTTTATCAGCAAGTGATATTGTGGCTGTATATGGTTCAGGTGTTTATGGCACAGCAACATACGGTGGACAGTCAGAGCCTTTGCTAAGACAATCAGTAGAAGGATCAGGGTTTACAGTAGCACTCAGAGTGGATGACAATGGTACGACAGCACCATACGCTTTGAGAGGATTTCAGATGGAATATCAAACAGGAGCTAGAAGATAAATGGGAGCAACATACACAAGACAGTCTACGTACAGTGACGGTGATGTTATTACGGCTGCCCATACTAATGACGAGTTTAATCAGTTATTAGCAGCCTTTCAAGCAAGCACTGGACATACACATGATGGTACTGCTAATGAAGGTGGTGCTATTACTAAAATGCTTGGCACATCTCTTACACTTGGAGATGGCACTGCAAGCACAGATATTACAGTAACCTTTGATGGTGAATCAAATGATGGTGTACTCAAGTGGATGGAAGATGAAGACTACTTTGAGTTCTCTGATGATATACTTGTAGCGTCCACAGAAAAGCTACAGTTCCGTGATACAGCTTTATATATAAATTCTAGTACAGATGGACAGCTTGACATTGTAGCTGATACAGAGATACAGCTTGCTGCCACCACTGTAGATTTAAATGGTAACTTAGATGTATCAGGTTCACTTACAATAGGTGGTGCTACTTTAACTTCAACAGCTACTGAGCTAAACTTATTAGATGGTGTGTCTGGTTTAGTACAGGCTGACTTTACAAAATTAGCTGCAGTAGATTCAACTTCTACAGAACTAAATTTAGTTGATGGCTCAAGTGCAGGAACTATAGTAAACAGCAAAGCAGTTATATACGGTTCAGGTGGTCAAGTTAATGCTACAAGTTTACAGATTGCAGGGACAGATTTAACAGCAACTGCAGCAGAGTTTAATCTATTAGATGGTGGCTCAACTATAGGAACAACAGCAGTTTCAGATGGACATGGTATCTTGATGAATCATGGTGGCACTATGGGTCAAACCACTGTGCAAACTTTAGCTGCCTACCTTGACGATGAAATAACAGCAATGCCTAACCTTGTGTCTACAGGTGCATTAAACAGTGGGTCTATAACAAGTGGCTTTGGCACAATAGACACAGGCTCTTCTACAATAACAACTACAGGACTTATTACAGGTGGCTCACTAGATATTGATGACGTTGTTATAAATGGAACAACTATTGGTCACACAGATGACACAGATCTAATAACACTAGCAGATGGTGTTGTAACAATAGCAGGTGACTTAACAATTAGTGGTGATGACCTGACTATGGGTACAAACACTAGTGGTCACATCATGGTTGCTGACGGAGCTAACTTCAACCCTGTAGCTGTATCAGGTGACGTAACCATAGCATCAAACGGTGCAGTAACAATAGCTAACGGTGCTGTTGAAACTGCCATGATAAACGCAAACATTATTACAGGACAAACTGCTGAAACATCTCTTGACACATCTAATGATGTCATATTGATACATGACGCTGATGCAGGGTCACTAAAGAAAACAACACTTGCATCTATATCCTCTGCTCTTGGTGGTATCACAGACGTTGTGGCAGATACATCTCCACAGCTAGGTGGCAACCTTGACACCAACAGTCACAATATACTTATAGATGATGCACACTTTATTGCAGATGAAAACGGTAATGAGCAGATAATCTTTCAGACCACAGCATCTGCTGTCAATCAGATTGATGTAACAAATGCTGCCACAGGTAACGCACCTGAAATATCTGCAACAGGTGGTGATACAAATATTAGCTTGAAGCTGACACCAAAGGGAAGTGGTCAGGTTTTACTAGATGGTAATGTCGGTGTTGAGTCAGGTGTTATTGATTTAAAGAACTCAGGCTCACGTTCTAAGATTAACTTCTACTGTGAGTCAGGCAATGCTCACGCACAGACACTACAGGCTGCACCACACTCAGAGAGTGCATCTAACACACTAACACTACCAAGCACAGGTGGTGACGTTGACCTAGTATCAACAGCGTCTACTGCTACACTTACAAACAAATCAATAGACTCTGACAACAACACTATTACAAATATTGTAAACGCAGACATCAAGTCTAGTGCAGCCATAGCAGATACTAAACTTGCTACCATAAGCACAGCAGGTAAAGTGGCTCTCAGTGCATTAGAGATTGACGGTGGCACAGATATAGGTGCTAACCTAGCTGATGCTGACTTACTAATTGTTGATGACGGTGCAGGTGGTACAAACAGAAAAGCTGCTATGTCAAGAGTGGCAACTTATATCGAAGGTGGTATAAGTGGTGACATAACCATCTCTAGTGGAACGGCTGCAATAGGCAGTGGTGTTATAGTAAATGCTGATGTAAACGCTTCTGCAGCACTAGAGT